ATTTTCCCTTGAACCCGGGTTTGAGGGAAGTTCAAAGCGTTTGGCTTCAGCCAGAACTGCTCGTTGCAGTTCGATCAAATGACGACGCGCGTCGTCAGTGACATTCGTCACATTGCCCACTGCGTTGGCCGCGACACTGATGATGTTCTGAGGAACATCGGCCTGATCCAGGATCTGTTTGCCCAGCCAGATGAGCATGGCCACGTTACCCCCCTGGGCCAGCTCGATCTGTTTGCGGCGCAGGCTAGCCTTGCCTTTCATCATACCTTTTTTATACGCCGCGAGAAACTCCGGATCTGACTGCATACGCAAAGTGATGGTTTCATCGTCGACGTTGAAGTAAGCGGCCAACTCTGGGGTGGCGGCGTGGATGACGCCGAGTTTTTCGACCTCTTCCAGGTTAAAATCGATGCGCGGTCTGCCGCCTGGATGTTTACCGTGGGAATGAGCTTTACTCACGTGGTGATACACAAAGAATCGTGACTCTGGAGTGCCGCAAAATGGGGATGCGCAGGGATCCCCGTGGGAGGTATTTTAGAGTTTAACGACCGCGGCCTCGACCGCCTTTACCTCTGCGTGAAGTGGGTGCGGTTTTGGTACGGGTCCGAGCGGTTTTCTTGCCGATCTTGATGGCGGCGGGTTTCGCGCCTTTCATGCCGCCTTTTCCGCCCCGGCCGCCCTTGCCTGCTCCGCCGCGGCCTTTGCCGCCTTTGCGGCTTTTGGTCCGTTTAGCGGCGGAAGCCGCTTTCTTTTTGGGTGCTGCTTTTTTGGCCATTTATTTTCCTTTATCTGCTGCCAATTTTGCTTTGCGTTGTGGGTAGAGTTCCATCCGGCGGACTTGCCGACTCTTAACGGGGATCAGGGTGCAGGTGGACGGGATGGCACCGTCTAAGATTTCGGGGGCATGCTTGCCCATGTAAACCAGGAGACTATCGGGAAGGAGTTTAGCAATTAATCGCCCCAGATCGGCACGGGCACTGGAGTAAGTGGCCTTATCGCGCGCGCCGCCAGTGATCATCTGGAGCGCGATAGTGGGGGCATGACGCGGGATGGGCGCTTCAAAGGCCTCCCATTCGCCCTTGTTGCCGCTACTGATATTGGGGATGACACGAATCCCGGATTCCTGCATGAAACGGCCGCACCAGTGGTTGCGGTAAGAGTTAAAGATCCGCACCGCTGCCGGGGCATCGCTGAAGAGGCTGAAGTTGGGGACAATAGAGCCCATGATTTTAGCGTTCAGCATTTTGGCGACTGATCCGGCCGGATCGCTCCACATACATTCAAAGACATAATCCTCGGTATAAAAGCCGGTGATCATTTTGGCCTTGTCCAGGCCCTTGGTGCTTTCGGTACCCCAATCGTAGTACCATGCTTGGTGATCATCACTCTGGCAGAACTTAGACCCCATCCAGGTGTCGATGTCAGTGGGGCAGGCCAGAAGCATATCCTTGCGCAGCTCGGGGATATTAAATGGCAGACTCGATGGAAACTCCATGTCATCCTTGAGTGCGAGTGCGGAGCCCTCCAGTTCCGTCGCTAGATCCTCGATATCGTCGCTCTTATGGTCAGAGCTCAGATCGACACGGAGCTCGGCCAGGTCAAACTCATCGTAGCCTAGAGAGCTTAAATCAATCTCGGTGCCGATATCGGCTAGAATGGCCCTTAAGGAGGAGGAATCGCGTTCACTGAGTTCCGCGATCCGGTTATCCGCCACCAGATGCGCAAGTTCGTCGGACTCACTGTGAAAGTCCTGATAGTTGACCGGCACATCCTCCAGACCCATGAGTAGTGCGGCTTGGAGCCGTCCGTGACCGCTGATGACATAGCCACTGCGCTTACTGACCACAATCGGCGCCCGCCAGCCTGCGCGTTTAATGATCTCTGAGAGCACCTTGATCTGCGCTTCAGGGTGCGTATTCGGGTTGCGCGGATGCGGTTGAAGTGTAACCGCTTTGACGACGGCATCGTGGGCGCAATGGATCTGGAAGGCTTCATGAGGAACCGGAGAAACAATAAATGGTATCTTGCCGCGCTTAGGTATTTTGATGGGAATACCGTCCGAAGGCTTCAAAGAACCTGCGCGTGATTTTTTCTTTTGAGTATCGGACGGCATCCTTGGCCGTTACATCTCGCTTGTTACTCAGTAGGAATCAACGCCGGATTGAATTGCCTTTGTGCTTCTTGTGTCCATTGGTTTGTTGCCGTTCAAAGGGTAATTCGTTTTCACCATGAATCGCGTCATCGGGCTCCTGCTCGATGGCCCGATCCGCAAAGGCCATATGCTCACCATGAAACCAGACCGGGATTTTGCCGCCGCGTTCGCCGTCACGGAACTTGCGGATCTCAATCAATTTGAGCGACTGCCGGATTTTCGCCAGTTCAGCGGTAGTCTTGGCCGTTGCCTTTTCAATGGCATCACTATCGCGGGTAATCCGCAGATGGACATCGCAATCGTGTTCCAATGCGCGCGACTCGCGCACCTGGCCGTCATCGTTGATCTGGGATAATAAGACGGCCACCAGATCGTGTTCGCAACTGATGGCCCGGATCTGTTTACTGGTTTCCGCGACATCCTGTTCGCGGGTGCCGTTAATCCGTTCGGGAATCACCAGCTGTGCGTAGTCAATAACAACCAACCCGATTTTCAACTTGCGACTGATCTGCCGGATCCGGGCTTTAATCTGACTGATATTGACCGAGACTTCGGTATCGGCAAAGATCGGTGCCGGTTGGACCTCCAATAGCGCACTACCCAGCCGCGCAAGCTCTGGGGCGTCCAGGAGGTTCTTTCTGAACTTGATAACCGGGATCTTAGCTTCACTGGCAAAGATCCGCCGTAACAATCGCTTGGTGCCACCTTCCAGGCTGAAGATCACGGTGGGAAGTTTTTGTTTCAGGGCCGCGTTTAAGGCCAGATGCATCGCCATCGCGCTTTTGCCGTCACTGGTACCCGCGCTGATCAGACACACCTCACTTGGATGCAGACCGTTGATCAGGGCTTTATCGAGACCCTTGATGCCGAATTTAATGACGCCTTCAATTGGTTTACCATTGTTCTTATCCACCTCCTCGACGAAATCCTGCACTTGTTTGGACCAATCGATCATCTTTTTCAGGCCTTCGATGGCCAGTGCGCTGACAGACCGGTCACCGCGATCAATGCCCTCCCGTACCTCGACGGTGTCATCGTACCCGTCGTCCAACAGTTGGTTGGCGATGCGGATCATGTCGCGCCGACGCGCTTTCTGGTTTAGGAGCTCGATATAGCTTTCAGCCACCATCGTGCTGCCGCACGGTATAAAATCCCAGACCGCGCTGACGTACTCTTTGCCGCCCACCTCAATCAGTGTGCCATCGGCTTTCAGTTGTTCGATCAGATGCGGGAAATCGAACTGGGATTTTTTATCGATCAGGCGGCTGATGGCGCTTTTGATGTAGCTGTGGGCGGGCAGGTAAAACCCGCCTGTGCGCAACTCCAGATCGATCAGGTCACAAATTTCGATGGGATTATGTAACAGAGCGCTGATGAGGCCTTTCTCGCCGTCTTCACTCATCGGCATGGATCTGGTATTCACGCTGCACCTCCGATCTCTTTCTTAAGCTCGGAGAATGGGATTACTTTGCGTGGGGAACTTCCGTTCACGGTGTTGGTCCTTTTCTTTGTACAGAGGTGATCTGAAAGATCACCACTGTATTTCTTTTCTTTCTTATCCCTGATCTTATAGTCTGTAGACTTTACAGACCTCGGACTGTAAAGTTTGCAGTCCGTCCCGGTGATTTGACACCGTTCTAAGTTCACGGTGCGCACCCAGGTGCTGCCGGTATTGACGATCTTTTTCAGGATTCCGCGTGCCGTCAGATTGGCGGCAATATGTTCAACCGCACTCAGCGACAGGCCGAGCTGGTTGGCGATAGTGGCGTTGGACGCCCAGCATCGATGGTGGTCGGCTTGAAAACTGTAGATATAGGAAATGATCGCTTTCTCATTCCAAGAGAGCGAAGTCGAGGCGCTGATCAGGCCGATAACCTTTAAAAAACACTCAGTCTTACTGGATCGGACTGAGGAATTAGTTGACGTCGAGTCGCTTGGGTGCGATTGTCGAGACATCGAAGACCTCCTTCTTCATGACAGGGGATTGCAGGTTCGAGATACTTCGCAGCCGGTCAGGTTCACGCCCTGGCCGGTTCTTTTTTGGTTTGGTATGATCACTCATATGGTTGTAATTTGTGGGTCGGGAAATATACCATGAAACCGGGATGTCAACACCCGAAATCGACCATGCGCCAACTATAGGAATCATACCGAGTATGAACGTCGCCGAGATGGATGAAAACTGGTTCGGGCAATTATTGTCCGTATTGCAAACTGAGGAACTGATGCGAATCCGGGTTCGGTTGAAAAAGAAGGGTTTTCACCGGCTGGCTGAGGTTTTGGCCGCTGAAATCGATGAGCGCGAAGAATTGGACAAATCCCAGATCGGCTATTAGATTTTCCACTGGTTGTAGGCATTGTGTTGACCGATTTGTGGCGGTCAGCGTTCTGTTTCTATTGTTGGGTGCGGCGGGAGATTCGTAAGATCACCGCCGCACTTTTTTATGAAAATCACCGTTAGCGGATCGCTCCTGTTTGACATCCAGGATGAAAAATCCCCCACCTTTCTCTGGTCAATCCGAGTGAATGGGGTTACAACCAAAAACGTCACTATGCTTACTCTTCCTACCGATCAGAAATGCACAGCCAGTATTACGCCGGTCGATACGCAAGGAAATCCCGCCCAAATCGACGGATTAGCAAGTTGGTCCAGTTCAAACGCCCAGATCGTCAATGTCGCCAATATCTCGCCAGATTCCCTAAGCGCAGATTTATTGCCTGGAGGGACATTGGGCAGCGCCCAGATCAACGTAACCGCCGACGCCGATTTGGGATCGGGTACCAAGTCGATCAGTGGCGTGCTGGACGTGACCGTGGTCGCAGGCACAGCGGTTGGATTCGTTATTCAGACCGGACCATTAACCCCGGTTGGATGACTGGATTTAACCCCGAAATCTCTCTGGCGATTTTTATTGTGGTCCTCTTCATAGCGTGGACGATGAAGACAATGTAAACGGCCTGGACCGGGATCGGGTTGAGTCTCTGTTCCGCCAGATTGCCGTTGTCATTCGAGAGAATTATTTACGCGGCCCGGCCAGCCGGGATCGGGTTTATGAATCCCTGAACGCTTTAGCGGCCGCCGCTGCGCAGATAATTAAAGGTTGCGACGATGCCGAAGCTTATGAATGGTTCGAACGGGCGCTTACCCAGCAGTTATGCACATCCACGATATCGATCCGGTGACTTATCGGTGCCGGATCTGTGGGATGGATGAGCTGGTGTTGATCCTGCGCGAGTTCGGGTTTGACCCGAAGGCGATCCAAGAGTTCGGTGATGCCGATGAGTTCAGAGCTCGCAGCGCCGATCCGCCGGATCAACCCTGATTTCATTTACCCGGAAGGTGTCGAAAGTCCGTGGATGTTTGCCGTCCGGGTGCTTGGTCTTACACTTTACCCTTGGCAGGCCATTATCCTCGAGGCGTTGGGTCAGGGGATTCCGACGGCGCTTGCGGCGGCCAACGGCAGCGGTAAAACCAAATACATCGTAGCGCCCATCGTTTTATGGCTGCTTTACTATTGGCCGCGTGCTTTGATTCCGGTGACCAGCGGGTCATGGACGCAGCTGGAGGAACAACTGTGGCCGTGCCTTTTGGAGCACCGGGGAAAGTTTCCACAATGGAATTGGTATTCAATGCGAATAGGGACTTCGGAGGGCGGGCGTATGTTCTTATTCTCTACCAACGATGAGCGACGGGCCGAAGGAAATCACGGTACAATCGATGCTCCTTGTCTGTTCATCATCGACGAAGCTAAAGGAGTTAGTGACGGCATTTTCACCGCTTCTGATCGTTGTACCTGCCAATACCGACTTGTATGTAGTTCAACGGGGGGACCATTCGGGCGATTCTTTGAGTGTTTCCATTCTCTGGCTTTCGAATATTTTACCAAACGGGTAAAAAGTGCCGAGTGCCCGCATCTGGCGGAAAAGTTTGCCCGCGACAGCAAGATCTACCCGGAAGACGACCCGGATTTCTTGTCCATGCATCACAGCGAGTTCATGGACGAGGATGGGCCGGGAATGATCGTCAGCCAACTCGCACTGCGGGCCTGTATTGATGCATCGATTCCGTTTGTGGCTGGACCGCGCACAGTCTTTTGTGATTTCGCGGCAGGTGGCGATGAGAACGTGATCGCGTTATGTGACGGTAACCGGGCCGAGATCATACGCGCCTGGCGCGATACCGATCCGATCCGCGCCGCCAAGGATTTCATCGAGGAGTTTAAACGGCTTAAACTGGTCCCCAGTGAGATTTTTGGTGACGAGTGCGGAATGGGGATCGTGATGATCA